AAAATTAAAACATTACATAACAAATTATACGAAAGCATTCAAGAAATCAAGCAATCGATTTCCAAGCATTCAGCAATTACTAGTAAACAACACGTCATTTTGAATTACTGCACTTTTGTACCAACTACTCAAGTCTTTAAATATTTTCTCGCACTTTCACTACAACATTTCCGTACATCAATCATCAATGGCATTCCTTATCCCAAACATCATGTTCGGTGACTTTATGTGCTCACAGGATGGGCAGGGCTGCATCCTACTGAAGGAGAGGCCTCTAACTGCACCACCTGCTGCTCTAATGGCACCAATGCCATCAAAACCAAAGGAAGTGAAAAAGGTGGACCCTTTTGCAAAACTTGAGCAAAAGCTGGCGCCATACCTAGAGAAGCGTGCACTGGCGAAGGTTCGAAAGGGACCCAATGGTTTGCTACTCTATAGGAAACCCACTGAAACCGCATACCAACGCCATTTAACCAAAAAGGAGAGGTTAAGGAGAGAGGAACTCGCGTTTCAAAACGCCGATCCTTACTTAGTGACAAAAATTGTCATTGCTGGGGGAGAGAAAGTGACCCCAACAAATATCAATGTGGGACCAAAGAAACCATTGAACAAGACCCCTTCAATGAAGAAGAAGGTGTCATACAAGGTCCCAACGATAACAATGGAAAAACTTGACTGGCTGATCCGTCAAGTTAAGAACATTGCAATTGAAAATAACCTCAAAATAGAGGTTATTGGGAGAAAGAAGCACAAAATAAGATATGCATCTCATAAGAACAAACCAATTGCATGTCTTCACCTACCACACATGGATGGAGTTAAGAAGGCTAGGGAAGTGAGATTACACGACCATGAAGCACAAATCATATCCATTCTTGCCAATACTAACACATTTGGTGCAAGAATTTGGGATAAACATTTGGAACAAGGGACTAGTGGATTCATCTTCAATGGTGAATTGTGTTGTGGACAGTTTGGTAGGTGTAAAAATGGAATGTTTATAGTCCGAGGCAGATTGGATGGCATGATGGTGGATGCACAATCAAAAGTGTCATATCATGTAATGCATCGAATGCACCATTACTCAACCTCATCAACTTTTTGGGATGGACTCGAATCACAATGGAAGCGAATGCGACCTAGCAAGGATCATGTTTGTGAACCTACATATCCAATAAAGAAATGTGGAGAAGTTGCAGCGATTTTAACTCAGGTGTTAAATCCATGCTACAAGATGACATGTGGCTCTTGCTCTGCTAAAATCAATGAAACAACATTAAGTGAGCACGTGTGCAACATCCATACAGCTGCAACAGTTGGATATTATCACATGCAAGAGGTGGCCCCTGAGTTTACACACGTTACAAAATTACTGGAAGTTCTCATTGATCTAACAGATAGTAAGGGTGATGCAACACCAATCTTTGAGAAAATTCACAAGATGATTGGCTCAAAAACACAAAGTCCATTCACTCATCTAAACCAATTAAATGAATTCTTCCTGAAGGGCTGTGAAAACAAAGGAGATGATTGGATCAAAGCAAGAGATAGTTTGCTTGAATTGTCACGATTCCAAAAGAACCGAACTGACAACATCAGCAAAGGTGATATTGGGTCTTTTAGAAATAAAATGTCGTCAAAGGCACACTATAATTACTATCTGTCTTGCGACAACCAGTTGGACAAAAATGCAAATTTCCTATGGGGTCAACGGGAATATCATGCAAAACGGTTCTTTTCTGATTTCTTTTCAGTAATTGATCCTGAGTTAGGTTATGAAAACTGGGCAATCCGAAAGAACCCAAATGGTGAGAGGAAGTTATCAATTGGAAACTTAATTGTACCACTTGATCTAATGGAATTTAGAAAGAAAATGTGTGGTGAAGATACAAACCAACCACTGGTTGGTAAACAGTGTGTGAGCATGAAGGATTCCAACTTCTTGTACCCTTGTTGTTGTGTCACACGTGACGATGGGAGTGCTGTTTTATCCACATTTTATGCACCAACCAAAAAGCACTTGGTAATTGGAACAACAGGGGATCAAAAGTACGTGGATCTACCAAAGGGAGAATCTGAGTCTTTATACATAGCAAAGGATGGTTATTGCTACATAAATTTGTTTCTAGCTATGTTAATAAACATCAGGGAGGAGGATGCAAAAGACTTCACCAAAAAGGTCAGAGATTTGATTATACCCAGACTTGGTAAGTGGCCAACACTCCTTGATGTGGCAACCACATGTGCCCAACTCAGAATCTTCTTCCCAGATATACATGATGCAGAGTTGCCACGCATTTTAGTAGATCACAACACAAAAACTTGCCATGTTGTGGACTCATTTGGATCAATTAGTGCAGGCTACCATATTTTGAAAGCAGCAACAGTAGCACAGTTAGCTCTCTTTGCTGATGATGCACTGGATTCTGAAATGAAACATTACTTGGTAGGTGGAAGTTCAAGTGATGGAGAATACACACCAATTCCAACTGAAGAGGTGAAAGTAACTGTTCCTCTCGAACCAAGATTGTGCGGGATTAATGAGCATCAAGCAGTTACACTTCTCCTCAAGGGCATTTATAAGAGGAATGTAATGAAGGAGCTTCTGATGGATGAACCTTACATAATGTTGTTCTCAATTTTATCACCATCAGTCTTAGTTGCCATGTATGACAATCGTGCATTTGAACAGGCAATTAACATATGGATCAATAAAGACCAATCAATAGCTCTCATAGCAACCATTCTCTCAAACTTAGCAGAGAAAGTGTCTTTAGCTGAAACACTAACTCGACAAACTCTGCTAATTGAAAATTCTGCTGAGCAGTTAATGGATGCTACATTCAGAGGTTTTCAATTGAGCCTGGCTTACAATGCTTCTGTTGATCTCATCACCAATCTTCGAGAGAAGGCAAGAAGCAATTGTGAGCTAACGAAGGGTGGATATACTGATGCAAGTAACGACTTTGCTGAGTCAATGGAGAAAAATTATCAAAGTCTCTTGCAAACCCACTGGAACGAGCTAAGTTGGCGGGAAAGATTATCAGCTTATTGGTTCTCAAGAAAGCAAAAGAGACAATTAACAAAACTTTTGCGAAAAGAAAGAACCGCCAATTTGAGAGGTGTGTTCGAATACTCACCAAAGCCGCATATCATACAACTTGCTCATCTCACCAAACAAAAGATGGATGGTGCTGTTCGTGTGACAAAAGGTTATATTGACAACAAGTGTGTCCACATGAAGTCCTACATGTTCAGCACATTGCTCAACAGACTTCCCAATGCTAAAATCATCATCAGTAGTGTCTTCATAATCGGAGCTCTATTGAATATGGCAGGGACGATGAATTTCTTTATAACTGAACATGAAAACAATAAGGCAGCTGTTGCAAGGATGGCATTATGGGATCAAGAAAACGCTTGCCATGAATTGTATACAGCACTTGAGCGAAAGCTGGGACAACGACCATCGTGGGATGAATATTGTGAATATGTTAATAAAACCAATCCATCCCTCCGTGAGTTCATTGAAAAGAATTACAATTGTGATAATGTGGCACACCAGAGATCAACTCCTGACTTAAAGAAGCTTGAGCACATAATAGCATTTACATCATTGCTAATAATGCTATTTGATACTGAGAGGAGTGATTGTGTATTTAAATCCTTGAATAAATTCAAAGGACTTGTGAGTTCAATGGACTCAGATGTAAGGCATCAATCCCTGGATGACATAGTCAACAACTTGGAGGATAAAAATATGACAATTGACTTTGAACTTGATGATGATGTCCATCAAACCATTTCAGGGATTGATACAACATTTGGAAAATGGTGGGACACACAAGTTGAAAAAGGCTTTATCATTCCACATTACAGAACAGAGGGTTTGTTCATGGAATTCACCAGAGATACAGCTGCAAAAGTCGCGAGTGATATTTCCATCTCAACATCCACTGACTTTCTGATTCGTGGAGCTGTTGGATCAGGGAAATCAACAGGACTACCATACCATCTCAGTCAATCTGGCTCTGTTCTGTTAATTGAACCAACAAGACCACTTGCAGAAAATGTGTACAAACAATTGTCAGGTGGACCATTCTACCAAAAACCAACACTTCGAATGAGAGGTAATAGTGTGTTTGGCTCATCCCCAATCAGTGTTATGACCAGTGGCTTTGCATTACACTATTATGCAAACAACTTGCAGCAGTTACAGGAAATCCGATATATCATTATTGACGAATGTCATGTGTTGGATGCATCTGCTATGGCTTTTAGGAGTTTAATCCATGCATATCATGGACATGCTAAAGTTATAAAGGTCTCTGCAGCACCACCAGGAAGAGAAGTAGAATTCACTACTCAATACCCAGTAAAACTTGTTGTTGAGGAATCATTATCATTCAAACACTTTGTTGAAGCCCAAGGAACGGCAACTAATTGCGACATGATCCAGCATGGTAACNATCTCCTCGTTTATGTTGCTAGTTACAATGAGGTGGACCAGTTGTCAAAGCTCTTAACAAACAGAGGCTTCATGGTAACAAAAGTGGATGGAAGAACAATGAAACATGGTGATTTAGAAATCATCACAAAAGGTACCAAAGAGAAACCCCACTTTGTAGTTGCAACAAACATTATTGAAAATGGAGTGACACTGGATATTGATGTTGTTGTCGACTTTGGCCAAAAAGTGAGCCCATATCTTGATATTGACAATAGATCCATTGCATACAATAAAGTGTCAATAAGTTATGGAGAACGGATTCAGAGATTGGGTAGAGTTGGGAGAATCCAAAAAGGTACAGCCTTACGAATTGGATACACTGAGAAGGGATTAATTGAAATACCCCAAATGATATCAACTGAAGCAGCCTTATACTGTTTTGCTTACAATTTACCAGTGATGTCAAGCGGGGTAACAACAAGCTTGTTATCAAAGTGCACAATAAAACAGGTCCGAGTTATGCACAATTTTGAGTTGAATCCATTCTTCACATTCAATTTTGTAGCTCATGACGGAACCATGCACCCAGCAATTCATGAAGTTTTGAAGAAATATAAGCTACGAGACTCAGTGATTCCATTAAGTGAGAGCTCTATTCCATACCGAGCCTCAAGTGACTGGTTGGACGTAGCTGATTATGCNCGAGTTGGGGTTAAGCTGGATTGTGAAGAGAAGACAAAAATTTCTTTCCACATCAAGGATATACCGGCTCGGCTACATGAAAAATTGTGGGAACTGATCTTAAAATTTAAAACATGTGCTGCATTCCCAACAATTAAAACAGCTTCCATATCAAAGATTGCTTACACTCTGAGTACTGATCTTTTTGCTATTCCACGAACATTGGGCTTGATTGAAAACCTCATCGAGGATGAGAGGATTAAACAATATCAATATAAGAGCTTAATTGACAGTGGATGTTCTAGTATGTTCTCGATAGTGGGTTTAACCAACTCACTACGGGCGCGATATACAAAGGATCATACATCTGAGAACATTAGGAAACTGGAAGCAGTAAAGGCACAATTAATGGAATTTCACAACTTAAGTGGTTCAAGGGATGAAGTGAATTTATTGAAGAAGTTTGAATCACTCCAGTTTGTGCAACACCAGAACAAGAACTCATTGGCATCTGCTCTGCAACTCAAAGGTTTGTGGAAGAAATCGCTTGCTGCGAGAGATATTATTATTGCTTGTGGGGTGCTCGGTGGCGGTATTTGGATGCTATATGAAATCTTCAGAGGTAAGATGGAAAAAGTCACCCATCAAGGAATGAGCAAGAGTAAGAAGATTAAGGCCTTGAAATTCCGCAAAGCACGGGACAAAAGGGCAGGATTTGAGATAGATGCAAATGAAGACACCCTGGAAGAGTATTTTGGTTCTGCGTATACAAAGAAGGGTAAAGGGAAAGGAACAACTGTTGGGATGGGAAGAACCAACAGAAAGTTTGTAAACATGTATGGGTTTGAACCAGGACAATACTCATACATCAAATTTGTTGACCCTTTAACTGGTGCACAGATTGATGATAATGTGTACGCGGATATTTTAGATATTCAAAGGCAATTTGGTGAAATCCGAGATCAAAAAGTTTTGGATGAAGAACTGGAACACCAACACATCCGCATGAAACCAGGGATTGAAGCCTACTTTATTAAAGATTGGACAACAAAAGCATTAAAGATTGACCTCACACCACACAATCCATTACGTGTGAGTGACAAAGCAAGTTCAATCATGAAATACCCAGAGAGAGAATCAGAGTTGAGACAAACAGGACCACCTCAAGAAGTCGATCTCAAAGATCTCCCACACCTGGAAGTTGAGCATGAGGCAAAAGCATTGTTAAAAGGTCTACGAGACTACAACCCTATTGCTCAAACAATTTGTAGACTCACAGTATCATCTGAAGAGGGATCCATGTCCACATATGGGTTAGGTTTTGGGGGATTAATTGTAGCTAACCACCACCTGTTTCGCAGCTTTAATGGTTCAATGGAAGTGAAATCACATCATGGCTTGTTTCGCATTCCAAATTTAATGGTGCTCAACATTCGCCCAATTAAAGGAAAGGACATAATAGTAATAAAGATGCCAAAGGATTTCCCACCCTTTCCTCAGAAGTTAAAGTTTAGGAGTCCAAAAGAGGAAGATAGAGTTACACTCATCGGCTCAAATTTTCAGGAGAAATTTATTTCTTCAACAATATCAGAGACGAGTGCAACACATCCTGTTGCTAGAAGCTCTTTTTGGAAACACTGGATATCAACAGATGATGGACATTGTGGGTTACCAATGGTGAGCAGTTATGATGGATATGTAGTAGGCCTCCATAGCTTAACAAATACTAGGAACAGTGAGAACTACTACACAGCATTTGATGATGATTTCTTAAATGAATACTTGCTCACACCATCAAATGTTGAATGGGTTAAGAACTGGAAATATAATCCCAGTACTGTACTTTGGGGATCATTAAAGTTGACACAGGACACCCCATCTGGAATGTTCAAAACAACGAAGATGATTGAGGACCTGTTTGCTTATCAAGAGAATTTAGTACGAGAGCGAGGAAGAAAGTCATCTTGGATGATGGATGCTTTGAAAGATAACTTGGTGGCTATTGCATACATGAAGAGTCAATTGGTATCAAAACATGTTGTAAAGGGAGAATGTCGATATTTTGCACAGTACTTAGAACAAGATGCAACTGCAAAAACATTCTTTAAACCACTCATGGATGCATATGGAATGAGTTTATTGAATAAGGAGGCATATATAAAGGATGTTATGAAGTACTCAAAGCCTCTTGACATTGGTGTAGTGGATTGCAATGCTTTTGAGAAATCAGTTGTCAGGGTGATAACATACCTCCAGCTGAAGGGATTTCGCCAATGCACATTTGTCACAGATGAGGAAGAAATATTCAAAGCACTGAATATGAACACTGCAGTAGGTGCAATGTATGGAGGAAAGAAAAAGGACTACTTTGATGGATACACCAGTGAACAGAAGGAACAAATCTTGAGGGAGAGTTGTCTCAGATTATATAAGGGACAACTAGGTGTATGGAACGGATCACTGAAGGCAGAATTAAGGCCAATGGAAAAGATTAAAGAGAACAAAACAAGGTCTTTTACAGCAGCACCACTCGACACCCTACTTGGTGGGAAGGTTTGTGTTGATGATTTCAACAATCAATTTTACTCGAAAAACATCGAGTGCTGTTGGTCAGTTGGAATGACAAAGTTCTATGGTGGGTGGAATAAATTGCTAACTGCTCTACCGGAAGGATGGGTTTATTGTGATGCCGATGGATCTCAGTTTGATAGTTCTTTGACCCCTTATCTGATCAATGCAGTTCTTGCTATTAGATGTACATTTATGGAAGATTGGGACATAGGACACAAGATGTTGGAGCACCTATACACAGAAATAATCTACACTCCAATATCTACTCCGGATGGAACAATCATTAAAAAGTTTAAAGGAAACAACACAGGTCAACCATCCACGGTTGTGGATAATTCACTGATGGTGGTACTTGCAATGAATTATGCTTTTGAAAAAGAAGGTATTAGTGAAAAAGAAATAGACTCAGTTTGCAAGTTCTTTGTTAATGGTGATGATCTCCTGATTGCTATTAACCCAGCTCATGAATCCATGCTGGATCGTCTTCAGGCACACTTCTCAGAACTCGGATTGAATTATGACTTCTCATCACGAACTCGTGATAAAACAAAGTTATGGTTCATGTCCCACTGCGGAATTTCAGTTGAAGGTATGTATATACCAAAATTGGAAGAAGAGAGAATCGTGTCTATTCTACAATGGGATAGAGCTGTGATACCAGAATACCGACTTGAAGCCATTTGTGCAGCAATGATTGAATCGTGGGGTTACCCACAACTAACAAATGAGATCAGAAGATTTTATAGTTGGTTGATTGAACAAGAGCCATTTGCACAATTGGCAGCAGAAGGGAGGGCCCCTTACATCAGTGAACTGGCCTTAAAGAAGTTATATCTGAACACCACAATCGAAAGTCATGAATTGGAAGCTTACATGCAAACATTTGCACAATTTGATGAAGACTTTGAATGTGGATGTTATGAGGTACGTCATCAGAGCACAACTTCAACACCAGCGATAGATGCTGGAAAAGAGGCAAAGGAGAAAAGTGTCGCAATGCCTCCGGCACAAACAAAAGAAACCACTAGTAGTTCAAAACCAAGAGATGCGGATGTGAATGCTGGAACTAGTGGAACATATTCTGTACCAAGAATAAAAGCAATATCAAATAAAATGAGAATGCCCAGAAGCAAAAATAATGCTGTTCTAAACTTAGAACACTTACTTGAATATAAGCCAAGTCAATTGGATATCTCGAATACAAGGTCAACACAAAGTCAATTTGACATTTGGTATTCGGAAGTCCAAAAAGCATATGATATACAAGAGGCTGAGATGGGTACTGTCATGAATGGATTGATGGTTTGGTGCATTGAGAATGGAACTTCACCAAATATAAGTGGAGTATGGACAATGATGGACAAAGACGAGCAGGTCGAATTTCCACTAAAGCCCGTCATTGAAAATGCTAAGCCCACTTTTCGCCAAATCATGGCACATTTTTCTGATGTTGCAGAAGCATACATAGAGATGCGAAACAAGAATGAACCATATATGCCACGATATGGTTTAGTTAGAAATTTAAGGGATATGAGCCTGGCTCGATATGCTTTTGACTTTTATGAGGTCACATCCCGAACATCCGTCCGAGCTCGCGAAGCCCACATTCAAATGAAGGCTGCAGCACTGAAATCTACACAATTTAAATTGTTTGGATTGGATGGTGGCATTGGAACACAAGAGGAAAACACAGAGCGGCACACCACTGAAGACGTGAGCCCCAATATGCATACACTGCTTGGGGTCAGAAATACTTAATCTGAAGACCGCTCCTGACGATATATAATATAATATATATGCAGTATTATATTTGGCTTTTCCTGTTCTAGTCTATTTCCTACCCTTATAGTAATCATATCAAGGCAAACACTATGATTGTGAGTTCTAAGCGAGGGTGGCCCTCCGAATTCCCAGTTGTGGTTAAGGTCGTAGTATGTTGTACCAGCGAGGTTATACCTCCGAGATTATTTGGAAGGGCTTCTGCGACACACTCACAGAGGATGATCCTTGTAGTCTCTTTACTATATCCCAGAAAGAAATAGAATCTCTGCTAGGTTTAGAGGGGCTCTATATAGAGACAGATGGCACGTGTCGTTGGTGGAGACGTAAATCATGTGTGGCGTTAGTCTTTATGTAGTGGATGATCGACGGCCTTTCGTAGAGAGACC